TCCCTGCCATAATTTTGTGTTTTAAAATTTAGTCAAATATATAATAATTATTTAAATAATTCAACTTCTATCATTTCTTTTGTAAAATTTTCTTCTTCTAAATCTGGTTTATCACATAATTCTCCCACTTCTTTTAATGTTTTAACAGATATATTTAATATTTCTGCATACGTTTCATAAAAATATTCAGGATATAAATAACTTTCTACATAATCAGTTATAGTTCCTATTTTACCAAAAAAATTTAATATTTTTATTTTTGTTGCTTCTGTAAATTGAGAATATTGACCTTTTCTGAATTTTTTTAAATCTTTTTTAAGATGAGAAAAATCAAATATAAAA